GTGCCAAAATTGCCACCAACGAAGTTGAAATCGAAAACGATGAAAAAAACGGCTGGACAAGGTACAATCCTGACACGCCCGTCAAGGTGGCATCCGAGTCGGTGACTGACGCAACCAAGCGCAAGTACACCCGCAAAGTGACCGATCAACCCGTCGAACAGCCCAACGAAGTCCCTCCATTCCTGACTTCGGCAAGCGACGAATCCGAAGGAAAGTAATATGGCAACCGCTGGCGACCAAATCAACCGGGCACTTCGTTTGCTCGGCATCCTTGCCGAAGGTGAAACACCGTCAGCGGCAACCAGTCAAGACGCCCTCTTGGCAATGGACCAGATGATCGACTCGTGGAACACTGAGCGATTGTCTGTGTTTTGTACCGAAGACCAAGTGTTCAGTTGGCCCTCTGGTGAAATCAAACGCACCCTTGGCCCGTCTGGTGACTTTGTGGGTAACCGCCCCATCCAGCTTGATGACGGCACCTACTACAAAGCCCCCAGTGGCGTGTCTTACGGTGTCAAGTTCATCAACCAAGACCAGTACAACGGCATCGCGGTCAAGACATCCACATCGACCTTTCCGCAGGTGATCTTTGTCAACAACACGTTCCCCAACGTGGAAATGTTCATTTACCCCCGCCCAACACAGGTGCTCGAGTGGCACTTTATCTCGGTCAAGCAGTTGGACAAACCCGCAGCTTTGACGACCAACTTGCACTTTCCACCCGGCTACATGCGGGCGTTTGCCTACAACTTGGCAATGGAAATTGCGCCTGAGTTTGGCGTTGAGCCATCGCCGCAGGTGTCGCGTATTGCCATGACCAGCAAGCGCAACCTGAAGCGCATCAACAACCCGTACGACGTGATGAGTCTGCCCTACGCCGTGGTGGCAAACCGTCAGCGGTTTAACATCTACGCCGGGAACTTCTGATGGACACCCCGATCCTTGGTTCAAGTTATGTGGCCCGCAGCGTCAACGCTGCCGACAACCGCATGGTCAACATGTACCCAGAAATCGTGCCCGAGGGTGGAAAAAGCTCGGCTTTCTTGTCGCGCTGCCCCGGCCTTCTCCGACTGGTGGCCGCAGGTACTGGTCCGATCCGTGGTCTGTGGGTGCTCAAAGAATACCTGTACGCTGTCTCGGGTGACACGTTTTACCGGCTCAATTTGATCGACGGTACCAGCCGTTGGCGCGTCAAACCCTTGGGTACCGTGACGGGTACTGGTCCTGTGTCTATGTCGGACAACGGCACCCAGATTTTCATTGCTTGCAACCCCGATGGGTTCATCTACAACGCGACCACCGAGGTGTTTGCCCAGATCACCGATCCAGACTTTCCCGGTGCGGTCAAAGTGTCGTACCTCGACGGTTATTTTGTGTTCAACGAACCCAACAGCGCACGGGTGTGGGTGACATCGTTGCTCGACGGTCTGTCCGTCGACCCGCTTGACTTTGCCAGCGCCGAGGGCGACCCAGACGGCTTGGTGTCGCTGATTGTCGACCATCGTGAAGCATGGCTCTTCGGTGCCAACTCGGTTGAGGTTTGGTACAACGCTGGCTTGCCTGACTTCCCATTACAGCGCATCCAAGGCGCTTTTAACGAAATTGGGTGTGAAGCCCCATACTCGGTCGCCAAGCTCGACAACGGCCTGTTTTGGCTGGGTTCTGACGCCCGTGGGCGGGGTATCGTCTACCGCGCCAACGGCTACACCGGCCAGCGCATTTCGACCCACGCTGTTGAGTGGCAAATCCAGCAATACGGCAACATGTCGGATGCGATTGGCTACACGTACCAGCAAGACGGCCATGCGTTCTACGTGCTCATTTTCCCCACCGCGCAGACCACTTGGGTTTACGACGTGGCAACGGGTGCGTGGCATGAGCGGGCCGGGTGGTCCAACGGCAACTTTGTGCGTCACCGCTCCAACTGCCAAGCCGTGTACGCCAACCAGATTATTGTGGGTGACTTTGAAAACGGCAACATTTACGCCTTCGATCTCAACGAATATGCCGACAATGGTGATATTCAAAAATGGCTGCGGTCATGGCGGGCGCTGGCACCGAACACAAACAACCTTAAGCGAAGTGCCCAGCACAGTCTGCAAGTTGACTGTGAGTCGGGGGTTGGTACCAACACGGGTCAAGGCCGCGATCCGCAGATGATGCTGCGCTGGTCTGACGACGGTGGGCACACATGGTCCAACGAGCACTGGGTGTCGGTGGGCAAGATCGGTGAATACTACCGCCGGGTCATTTGGCGGCGCTTGGGTATGACGCTCAAGCTGCGTGACCGTGTGTACGAGATTTCGGGCACTGATCCAGTCAAACTCGCTATTATGGGTGCCGAACTGTACGTGACGCCGACCAATGCCTGAACAGCAAAACATAACCAATATTCCGTCCAATCGTGTCGAGATCATTGATCCGCGCACGGGAATGGTGTCGCGTGAGTGGTACCGGTTTTTCCTGAACTTGTTTACCCTTGCGGGTAACGGCGGCAACCAGACATCGCTGGACGATTTGCAGATTGGTCCACCACCTCAACCAGATTCTGGTGGTGGCGGTGGTGGCGGCTCGGGCACGGTCACCTCGGTGGATGGTGCGGGTGGTACGGGCATTTCTGTTGCAGGTGGTCCCATTACCACCAGCGGCACTTTGACCATTACCAACACCGCCCCTGACCAAGTTGTCAGCCTGACAGCGGGCACGGGTATAAGCACGAGTGGTACTTACCCTAACTTCACCATCACCAATACCAGCCCATCGGCAGGTGGTGATGTGGTTGGCCCCTCGTCCGCAACAGACAACGCAGTGGCTCGTTACGACACGACTACGGGCAAACTGATCCAAAACAGTTTGGTCTTGATAGACGACACCGGCAGTGTGACTGGTGTTAACGCCCTGACCGCCGAAAGCCTCACGGTAAACAACAACGCCACTTTAGGTTTTTCAAACACCGACACGTTGGATGTCAGAAGCCGTATTGTTTCTGATTTAGAACCCAACGCCAACAACGCCAAAGACATTGGTACCAACGGTAGAAACTGGCGTGATGGGTTTTTTGGCAGAACATTGCATACAGTAAACCTTGAGGTTACCGGCACAACAAGGTTTGATGGTGATCAGGGCACAAGTGGTCAAGTCCTGACATCGGCGGGTACAGGCGCTACACCTACATGGACAACGCCTACAACTGGTACAGTGACATCGGTGGCTGCTGCCGCAGGAACGGGTATTTCCGTTTCAGGTAGCCCCATCACCACCAGCGGCACCATCACCATCACCAACACGGCACCCGACCAGGTTGTCAGTTTGACGGGTGCTGGGACAACTGCTGTTACGGGCACCTACCCCAACTTCACCATCACCTCGAACGACTCCACCACGGGTACCGTGACAAGTGTTGGCGGCACGGGCACGGTCAGCGGGTTAACCCTAACCGGCACTGTCACGACCAGCGGCAACTTGACGTTAGGTGGCACTCTTGCCGTCACCCCGTCCGACTTTGCATCTCAGAGCGCCAACACGGTGCTTGCCGCACCCAACGGTTCTGCTGGCACACCTACGTTCCGCGCACTGGTTGCCGCAGACGTGCCCACGCTTAACCAGAACACCACGGGCACCGCATCCAACGTGACGGGCACCGTGGCGATTGCCAACGGTGGTACGGGTCAAACAAGTCAGACGGCGGCGTTTGACGCACTGGCACCCACGACCACCAAAGGCGACATCATCGTCGATAACGGCACCAACAACGTCCGTTTAGCCGTGGGTGTCGACACTTACGTGCTCACTGCCGACTCGGCTGTGGCAGCGGGTGTCAAGTGGGCCGCTCCTGCCGGTGGTAGCAGCAACATCACGGCGCAGGGAATGTGGGAAAATAACACCACCATCTCCAGTAACTATTCGATCACGTCTGGCAACAATGCCATGTCGGCAGGTCCAATCACCGTGGCGTCTGGTGTTGTTGTCACCGTGCCGTCTGGGTCACGATGGACCGTTGTTTAAGGAACCGCAATGACAGTTACCGCACGAAATCTGGTGCCCGCCAAGCTGGTGGAAAACACCCAAACCACCCAGTACATTGTGGCAAGCAACGTCACGGCCACCATCATCGACAAGTTCACTGCCACAAACGTCAGCGGCAGCACAGCGACCATTAGCGTCAACCTGGTCACTGGGTCGGATACCCCCGGGGACAGGAACTTGATCACCAAAACCAAGAGCTTGGCAGCGTCCGAGGTCTACACTTTTCCCGAACTGGTGGGGCAGATTTTGCCCAACACGGCGTTCATTTCGACTATCGCCAGTGCGGCCAGTGCCATCAACATGCGTGTCAGTGGGCGTGAAATCACATGAACATTACGGTAACTTACGGCAAAGGTTTTGAGGTCCAGCCGCCACAAATGATGCGGCAGAAGGTAGAATTACTGCAACAGGAACTTGCCAAATTGCCGCAATACGAACCTGAAACAAAGCACTATTTCCACGGCGGTATGTACTGCCGAGAAGTGTTTCGTCACGCTGGGGTGTTGGTTGTGGGGGCTGTTCACAAGAAAGAACACATATATCTTATCGTTTCCGGAACCGTGGCAATTACAGATGGTGATGGGAATGTGCAAGAGGTTACCGGGCCTCATGTGGTTCAAAGCAAACCCGGGACAAAGCGGGCTGTGTATGCGGTTACTGATGCGCTTTGCATGACATTTCATGTTACTGAGGCGACAACAGTTGAGGAAGCCGAAGCAACATTGGTTGAAGTTGACCCCACTTCAATGTACAGTCTCGGTAATCGGGTGAAAAATACAGAAATTGAGGTGTGTTTATGACTTTTTATGTTGCCGGTGCAATTGTCGGAAGCACTATCATAAGTTCAAACGCTGCAAGAAAAGCAGCCAAAGAGCAGTCAGGTGCTACTACTCAGGCGATGCAGTATCAAACGGATGCTGGTGAGCGGGCCGCTCGAATTCAAGCAGACGCTGCCACCCGTGCGGCAGAACTTCAGTCAGGCGCTACTCGTGAAGCTGCTCAAATCCAACAACGGGTTGCTGAACAGCAAATGGCGCTGGAGCGTGAACAGTTCAATCGACAAGTTGAACTGCAACAACCGTTTCGTACAGCGGGTGTAAATGCGCTTAACCAGTTGGCACCCTTGGCTTCCAACTACACACCGTTTGGCATGGACCAGTTCCAAGCCGACCCGGGTTACTCTTTCCGAATGGATGAGGGCATGAAAGCCCTTGAGCGATCTGCTGCGGCCCGTGGTGGCCTGTTGTCTGGTAGCGCAATGAAAGGTATTCAGCGGTTTGGTCAGGGTCTAGCATCCGACGAATACACCAACGCATTTAACCGTTACCAGACTGAGCGCAACGCCCGACTTAACCCCCTTCAATCTCTTGCGGGTGTGGGTCAGACTGCCACCCAGCAAATTGGTCAAGCGGGTCAGGCAATGACTTCTGGCATGGGTCAAACGGGTCAATCAATGGCGGCCAACTTGGGCAACCTTTACACATCGGGCGCAAGCAATTTGGGTAACATTGCCACATCAAGCGCAAGCAACTTGGGCAACATTTACACCTCGACCGCAGCCAACAATGCTAATTTGTTGATGGGTGGTGCTAACGCACGAGCGTCTGGGTACGTGGGTCAAGCCAACGCGCTTACTAGCGCACTGAACACTGGTTTGAACTATTACCAAGGTCAGCAAATGATGAACATGCTGAAGCCCACAATAACTTACGGTGGCGGTTAAGGACCAATCATGCCAATCAACCCAAACATCGCACTCTCCGCTCGTGGTATTGAATTGCAAAACCCGCTGGATCAGTACAGCAAGGTTACAGCAATCAGAAACGCACAGCAGCAGAACCAACTGGCGCAAATGCAGATGCAACAGTCGGAGCGTGATCTTGCTTCGACCAACGCGCTAAACCAAGCCTACGCCAAAGCATACAACACCACCACCGGGGAAGTAGACCTTAACGCGCTGCGCGGATCGTTGGCAACCGGTGGGTACGGTTCTAAAATTCCCGGCATTGAAAAGAGTCTGTTGGAATTGCAGAGTGCTCGCACAACGCAGAAAAAATTAGAGGGTGACGTAGCCGCACAGCCTACGGCATTGGCAACGGCTCAATCAAAATTGTTGGACGACAAATTGAAACAGTCGCGTCAATTTTTAGAAACAATTAATCCTGCCGATCCAAACGCAGCAGAAGCCTACATGGCGTGGCATCGGGCCAATCATGCTGACCCCGTGATCGGCAAGGCATTGGAAGCCCGTGGTGTCACGGTTGACCAGTCGCTGGCCCGTATTCAACAGTTGATGCAGACCCCGGGTGGTCTTGCACGACTCATCAACGAATCTAAGTTGGGTACTGAAAAGTTCATGGAAATGAACAAACCGACATTGTCTACTGTGGACACCGGCAGCGAAATGGTTTCGCAATCGTTTGAGCCACTGACAAAAGAAATCACCACGATTCGCAAGTTGAAGAAGGAATTGGCTCCCGGTGAAGCCAAGCGTATCGGCCTTGAAGCCCGTCGAGTGGCGGTGCTGGAAGAGAACGCTCGTCGTGATGCCGACCCATCGTTCCAACAGCGCATGGCAAATGCTCGGGAAACCGGTATTGCGATTGCCAAAGGTGATGTGGCCGCTGTGCAAGCGTTGCCGAAAGTCCTTACTCGCGCAGAAGAGGCGGTTCGCACCATCGACCAGTTGATTGGTAAGCGTGACTCGGTGACTGGCAAGTTGCTGACAAAAGACCCGGTGACTGGCGAACCATTGAAGAACAACAAACCACACCCCGGTTTCAGTGGAGCCGTGGGTGCCACATGGCTTCCCGGTGCGCGATTTGTTGATGGCACCGACGCAGCCAGTTTCATGTCTCGCCATAACCAGATCAAGGGTGCATCGTTCCTTGAGGCGTTTGAATCGCTCAAGGGTGGTGGTGCAATTACGCAGGTCGAAGGTGAGAAGGCCACGGACGCCATCAACCGCATGTCGATTGCGACAAACGAGAGTGAGTACATCCGTGCGGCACTTGACCTGCAAGACGTGGTTCGCAAAGGTGTTGCAAACGCACAAGCCAAAGCTGCTCGAGCAGGTAGCCGAAACGCACCAGCACCCGCAGCCGGTGGCGGTGGTGTGGACACAAACAACCCATTGTTGAAGTAAGGGTCAAATATGGCAAACCTGTCTTCAATCCTTACTGACCAAAACTACGTCAACGCAAACCCTGCAACAAAAAAAGCCATTTTTGACAAGTTTTCGGCACAAGACCCAAACTATCTCAACGCAAACCCAGATACTCAAAATGCCATTCGTGAGCGTTTTGGCGTTTCGCAGTTTTCCTTTCAAACGGATGCTGGTCAAAACATTGGCATGGACATCAGTTATCCGTCCGCTGCACCGCAGCTTCCACCCTCGCTGCAACCTCGTGTAGCACCTGCCAATGAAGTGCCTGGTCCCCGTCAAGACTTGAGCATGGGTCAAACCATTTACCAAAATGTGCGCCCCTACGTAGCCCCCACCATTGAGGCACTGGGTGCAGGTGGTGGTGCGCTTTTGGGTGGTGCTGCGGGCACTGTATTTGGACCTATTGGCACTGCCTCTGGTGCTGTTGCTGGTGGTGGCTTGGGTTACGGTATTGCCAAAGAACTGCTGGAAGTTGGCGATGTGGCGATGGGCATAAAAGCCCCCCGCCAAGGTGCCGCACAGGTCGTCGAACCCGTGCGCAACATCCTCGAAGGCTCCACCTTTGAGGCCGGTGGTCGTGTGGCCGGTCCCTTGATCTCCAAGGGTGTCGGCAAGCTGATGGACCTGCGCAAGATTCCCCAGAACAAAGCAGCCAACATTGCCCGCAACGCCCTTGGCCCAGACCTGCCCGAAGTGCTCAACGCACTCAAGGCAGCAAAGGGTCAGAACGTCAGCGCCGCACAAGCTGCCGCAGACATCAACAGCCCCACGTTCCAAGCCCTGATCGACCGTGCTACGGCCCGCGATCCGCGCTTCCTGTCGGCACTGGA